TATCTTCTAGCGTAGTGTTCTTAGCTTCGATAGTAGAGCATTTAAACTCATGATCGATATCTTGCTTACATGTCGGACAGTTATCATGGTTGTCAAAGAACTCAATCTCCTTAACAAGAGATGACATTTTACTCTTTATCTTTACTTCTAACTGTTCGATCTTTTTTTTCTTTTTAGATACCGTATCCTTATCAGCAATGCTACTGTTTAACTCAGCTACCTGTGTGTTGAGCTGTTCGATCTGTTGTTGGTACTGTTGTATCTCACTACGTGACTTTTCTATCTTGTCGTGATGCTGCTGGATACGTTTATCGTTGTCGTCCTTAACATTCTTTAGATATTGATTCTGTAGATCGATCTTCTCGTTTAGGATGTCAGTATCGTATACGACCTGCTGTAGACTATCTTTGTTAGTTGACACCTTCTCTTTAAGGAGAGTGTTCATTGTAGTAAAGATCTCGATGTCTAACAGATCCTCAATCACCTCTCTTCGATGTTGAGCTGACAGTTGCATGAACGGCATAAACGTAGCACTGCCAAGTACTACGATCTGACAAAACGATCTATGATTCATCTTGAGTATCTGACGTTCTAGATGCTCTTGGTAGTCACGAGAGTTAGCAGCTTGATCTACTAGCTTGCCATTCTTTAGTATCTCAAACATCGACGAACCATACTTCTTGATAGTACGGTTTACTTGGTAGTTGTCTTTACCAATTGTGAACTCTACTTGTACTTCAGCACCTTTGCCATTGATAGAGTTTATCATCTGTACTTTGTTGACTTTGCGAAACGCCTTACCATACAAAGACCATGACAACGCATCGAGAATGGTAGACTTACCAGAACCATTCTCTCCAACAATCAGCGTCGACTTAGATTTGTTGAGTTTAATCTCGGTCCAATTGTTACCAGTACTGAGGATATTTTTCCACTTAATATATTTAAATAATATCATAATCTTACTTTAAATTGAATCCTAGCGTAACTCTCGGTTCTGTAGTTTCGTTTGGATTGACATAATGAAATAGATGTGGGGAGAATAGAAGTAAAGTACCGGCTGGAAAGGCCCTTGTATATTCTATATCAGTTGCTGGGTGATTGTAATTGGGAGTTCGTCTAAACGTGTTTGCGATGAATGCCGAAGTGTCGCGCATAAAAACTGCTTGACCCGTTCGAACATTAGTATCGGTGACATAGTATACGCCGGCCAAGCGAGCACCCAGGTGAGCGTGAGCCTTATTAAAGTGACCGGTGTAGTTCATGTTAATCCATATATTGTCTAACTGACAATCTAGATAAGGGAAAGGCAGTTCCTTTAGTTTGGATCTGATATTATGTATTAGCTGCAACATATGGTGACAGCCAAAGCTATCCAATTGGTTCACGAAAAGATCATGAGACTGGTACCCTCCTATGTTGCTAACGGATCTTCCGTTATCGGCGTGACGGACAGTGTGACAGTCAGAGAGAATACTTTGATGATTTGCGTCCATCTGACACTCATACAAGTATTCTGCAAACATAGTATGTGTAGTAAATGACATTTAGATACTTCTCAATGCTTCTGAGTATAAGTCCTTTATAGTTTGTTCAACTAGTTGTTTATCCGTAGATATATCAAGTGCGTCAATGTACTTGGATAGGATAGTCATGGTATCTTCTGCTTCATTAACAATCTCATCATCAGACTCGAGGTCAAGATGTAAATGATCTTCTACAACTTGTACATTGTGAGGACCAGCCTTTTCTAATTTATCGATAAAGATATCAAACCAGTATGGGTTAGTCTTTTCACGAATAATTACTTTTACATACTTATCTTTGTACTGATCAAAGTCTTGGTTTACTACTAGCTCCATTGTCGCGTTGCTATCGTCGTAATGGATCTTAGCAAACATCTCTAATGGATTAGCGATAAACTCCAAGGTACGAGTATCTGTATCAAAAATATGCCAACCACGAGGGTCATCGTAATCAGACCAAGTAATTTGATAAGGGGCTCCAAGGTAGTTAATGTTACCCACAGTAGACTTGTGGTGAAAATGGCCACTACACACGATATCAAAATTACTAAAAACAGTGCTGTCAAATCCATGGTTATTGATCGCTCCCTTGTACATCTCAAACCCTTTGAGCTCTAGATGTCCAAATAGTATTTGTGCTGACGTGTTACTGATGACCTCCATAGACCTTTCATAGTTACCACTACAGATCCAAGGAGTAAGAAGAATCTCACATCCATCAAAGTCTACCGCTTCAGGTTCGTTTGCATAGATGTGGATGTTGGGATAGCTGTTGTTAGAGTACAGTTCGTTGAGAGAGTTGATCTCATTGGTGTTCTTAAAGTAGGTATCATGATTACCGATGAGGAAGTGAGCTTCGATGTCACGTTTATGTAACGGTATGATTAGTGCTTCACGAAGAAGCCTAGCAGACGTATAGTTGATATACTTACGTCTGTCTACTATATCACCTAAATGAACTACGGTCTTGATGTTGTGCTCGTCTAGGTATGGAAAGAACACTTTGTTGTAGAACTGATAAAAGTGTTTGGCAAATGCCTGGGAGTCGTTGCGAGCTCCAAAATGAGTATCAGTTATTAACGCTATCTTCATCTACTAACTCAACATATATGTCTGACTGCTTGAGGAACTCAATACCACTCCCGTAGTTAAGAGAGTCATATGCGTTCCTGTAGTATACTGCAGAGATACCGCTTTGCAGGATTAGCTTTGCACATTCCAAGCAAGGCTCATGTGTACAGAATAACGTAGCATTATCGCAGCTTTCATTGCTTTTGGCAACCTTTGCGATTGCATTACTTTCTGCATGGAGCACTTCCTTCTTAGATTTGTAGAAGTACTTGGGTTCGTATATGTCATCTTCCATTACAGGCTCTTCACATACGTTGTCCCAACCAGAAGGCATACCGTTGTAACCAATGCTAATGATACGGTTATCCTTTACAATAATGGCGCCGACCTTTAACTTCTGTGAGTGACTCAGCCGACTAAATCTTTCAGCTACATCGATGTAAGCATGCTTAAACTTTTTCTTCATTCTTTGCCTTCTTGTTCTTGCTCTTACGGCTTTCTTCGAACGACTTAATAAAGTTGTCAATGTACTCTTGACTATCTACGTCATTCTTAATACCATCGTTGAAGTCAACATCAGAATCATGGTCTTGGCGGTCACTTGTGGCCTCATCAATGTTTAGTCTCTCAGACATCTTAAACTTGATATACAGCTGCTTCTTCTCTTTATCAATACGGCGAAGGAAAGCAAAGTAAATAATCTGAGTAAAGTAAGCAAATGGATTCTTTGACTTTTCTGGATTGAAGTTATCAATGTACTGCATGCAGTTTTCAATACCATCACATATCATCTCATCTCTAAACGAATAGTTGATGAAGTTTGGTTTGTGAGATAACCTTGTCGCGATCTTCATAAAGCACTCACCAATGTATGGAGGTACTTGAGGCTTTGGATTCCCAGATTCTTTGGCCTCGGCAACCTTCTCACGATAGTCAATCATCGCCTGAAGGAAGTCAGGGTTGTTGATATAATTTGCTCTTTTCTTAGCCATAAGTTAGTTCTCTAGTTTAATCTTGTACATCTTATAATCAAACTGTTCCTCGTTGTAAATCTTAACACGTTCATACAAATGTCTTAGTGTATGATTTACACTCTTCTTGTATTGAAGATCGTCTGCAATATCGTACAGCGTGCAAACAGTTTTACTATCACTCTTCCTCAACCCACGGCCAATAGACTGTAGATTGCGAATCCGAGACTTGCTAGGGCTAGCAAACACGATGTTATGTAGATTGCGTATGTTAATCCCAGTACTGAATGTTCCGTAAGAAGCAATGATGATTGCGTTTGATTCCTTCTCCGTGATGGCACGGATACTCTCTCTGGTATCGGCATCTGTTCCTCCAAATACGAAAAATACTTGACGACCCTTTGCAACTTTACTGCTGACCATATCATACAGTACTTTACCGTGTTTTTCAACAAAGCTAAACAGTACTAGTGTGTTTCCTTCTAATGATAGAGTGAGATTTGATATAAAATTGTTACGTTTATCATTCTGAGTAATAAAGTCCATCTCTTCATGGAACTTATCTTCTTTATGAGCTTTCTTTGTAAGCTCACTATATTTCAATACAAGTATCTTGATCTTGAGGTCTGCTAGTGTGTTACCTTCAATCAGCTGCTTGGTCTTTACGAAAGACTTGACCGTGCCAAACAAACCTTCTAATACTAACTTATGTGTCTCTGTACCATCTAGTGTACCAGTAAATCCAAACCGGTACTTACAATCACTCAACCTCGTCATGATGGTAGTGAGAGACTTTGCTTTGAATAGATGAGCTTCGTCACCTATTACTACATCAAACTGATCGAACCATTTCTTTGGCATCTTGTATATTGATTGCCAAGTAGTAATGGTAATTTCTTCATCGATAATCTCTTTATCGACTCCAGCGCTAATCAGTTTACATTCTTCCTTGTATCCATAGTCCTTAAAGTCACTGTACATCTGACGAACCAAGGATACTGTCGGTACTACTATCAACGTCTTCTCATTATAGAATCTCGATAGTAGATATATGATCAACGACTTACCAGATCCAGTTGGAGATAATATCATTGATCTATTGTTACGTACGCAATGAGTAAATGCTTCTAGTTGGTACTTACGTGGTTCAAATGGTAAATTAATCTCATCTGCAAACTCTACTGCTTCCTGGAAGGAGAACTCCTCTTGCAGCTCTAGATCGGAGCTGAACTCTAAATCGTAATCCCTCTCATCACAAAACGTTTTCAGATACTGAAGCAGCCCAACATACAATCCATTGTTACGACTGTTGAATAGACGTATACGTCCATCCCATTGCCTACGCTTAAACGCAGGCATAAACTTATATCCAGGCGCAAAGAATGAGAAGAACTCATTTAGCTCCTGTGCAATTCCTCGACTACAATCAACCTTTAAAAAGGTTTCATTCACTTTCTCAACAACTAACAATTCTCTATACGCCGAAGTGTGTGAGTTTCCTCCAGTCGATAGCATTCTTAATTTGGAAGCCTCTGTTGTTTATACTTTTCATAATATCTTCCAATAACGAAACTACCTGCTCTTGATACACCATACGGGTAACAAGATCAATCATCTCCTGGTCTCCTTCAATGTACTGCTGAACGTCAGCCTTGAGCACATGCTTCTCCCATGGCTCACGTCCAATAGATTTAAGGTCTTCAGGATTATTCAACTCACCTCTATAATATTCACTCAATTGTTTGTTCAGTGTCTTATACTGAATCTTATACCTCTTGAGCCTCAGTTTCTGCTCATAATATAGCTTTAGATACTTACCATGGAGTACCGGTACGTTTAATGCTTCAGTATCCAGTTCAACATCATCTATCTTGGCATCTTGCTGCCACATTTCAATCACTTGTTCGATCTTCAAGGTTTGTATCCTATAACGTGTAAGTGCCTACTGGTAACAGGCTCCTTACTCTTCACATTTATATAACCATGTTGCTTGTACAATTCAGTCAACGTCTGTTTGTCGTAACCACTTTTATGTACTGGCCACGTATCTTCAAATTGATCATTTTGCCATCCCCACAGACCAGCTTTAGCTTCTCTTAGCTCTTTTTCTGTGGATCTAGAGATCCATTGGAACAGATGGAAAGTTATGTTGGGGACAATCATCTCACATATTCCACCAGATTTCAACAGCTTATACCACATAGAAAGGACATATTCACCTTGTTCGAAAGTAAGGTGTTCGAAGAAATGTCTCGAGTATATGTGTTCCACGGTATTATCTTCAACGTGATGATCAAGTTCCCATGCAGTGCAAACAAAGTCTACACCAGGGACATCTCTAATATCATTTGTAAGAAAGCCCTTCTTGGTAGGGTTAGTACCACAGCCAACTTCTATCTTCATGATCAAATCTTTTCAATTGTATATAGTCTATACCTAAAGGTGACTGTTGCTCTGAGATATTCAACGTCTGTCAACGTACTATCGAATGACAAATCAGATAACGAGATAGGGAACATATCTTCAAATACTATCTTTACGTTCGAGTTCTGATGACTTGATAGAACCATTAACGTACCATCACTAAACACTTTGGTAGCATCTGATTGCGCTGTTACTGTAGATGATGTTCTAAGTAGGTTGGAATACTGTTCAAATGATTCTGGGAAACCAAGACCTCTTAACCAATCATGTATCTCCAAATAGTTAGACATATCTTCGTCTACTAGGAAGGTAATGTCAAGAGGGTCATACGATAGTTTAGTGCCAGGAGTTGGTAATTTTACAAAAGGATCCTCTAAGTCAAACTGACCAAGGGATAAGGTAGGAAGTCGTACGTTTTGTACGAAGTAGTTTGTATTAGGAGTACGATTAAGTACAAACCTAAAACCTAACGGTGATAGGTAACTTTTGTTACTTGGTTGATTATCAATTGCTGCCATATCGTCCTCCTGATCTATTTATCCAGACAAAAAAAACGGGGGCCGAAGCCCCCGTCCAAAATCGCCCTTACGGGTCTTTTTATTACATCAGGTTCGATACTGCAACAAGTCGGTAGTAGACGTTCTTGTTGTTGAAGCTGATTGTACCATTGCCGGCTGTACCGCCTTCTGCGAATGGGTTAGCAACCATGCCGTATCGAGTCTTGAAGCCGATCTTAGGCTGGAAAGTGTCCTCACCAACCGCACGTACCATTTGCAGAGGTACATATGGGCAGTAGAAGATACCAGCATCAAAGGCGCTAGAGCCCTTGTAACCGATCGTGTAGTACTGGTTACCAGCTGAAGAAGCGAAGTATGGATCGATGTAGACCCGTACTCGACCATTCAGGACACCCGCGAAGGTGTTACCAGTGTCATCTACGTTCAAGTTAGCAGACAGTGCAGGAGTATAATCCAGAACGCCAGCCATCTGAAGAGCAGAAGCTACGTCAGAAGAGCAGATCAGGATGTTACCCTTACCGCGACGAGTGTCTTTGGCGATTTGGTTAGCGTCACGCTCGATCTGGAAGATCAGACCCTTGAAGCGCTCTACTGACCAACGACCGTTGGAGTCTACGTCGAGGTTGAAAGTACCGGCTGAAGCAACGTTCTGCTGAGCACCAGCTGTAGCAGTGTAGTTGATCGTTCGGACAACTTCACGGTTAATCTCAGCCAGGATCTCAGCTGACAGGATGTTAGAAAGCTCAGTCTCAGCGTCGAGGCCGTGGATAGCTTTCAGGTCCTGAGCAAGTTCCATCGTGTACTCAGCTTTCAGAGCACGTGAAACAGCCGTTACAGCAACTTTCTCGATAGAGAAGGCCATCTCGTTGAACCGGTTGCTGTCGCCATCACCCAAAGCTTCAGCAGCAGTGGTTGACATACCAGTTTCAACAGAGTAGGTGTTACCTACTGCGCGAGTAGTTGGATCAGTACCAGCTTGGCCTGTTCCTGGGTTACCTTCACCGTCGATAACAGCTTTAGAAGCAGTGTTACCAGAAGCGGATGCACCAAACGAAGTATCAGCTTCGTTGTACAGAGCTTCGGCACCAGCCTGGCCAGAGTAACGTGCGCGCATTGCAAAGATCAGGCCAGTTGGGCCAGTCATTGGCTGTACGCCACATACGTCATAAGCGATCAGGTTTGGCATTGATCGTCGTACCAATGAAATCAGTACTGGATCAAAAAGGTCTACGTTACCTGCAGGTGAGGTAGCGGGAGCAGCAGAACCACCCATTGCGTTAGTAGGAGAAGCCTCCCCCAACAACGATGGCATTTGGTATCCACCAGAACCCATTGCTTGCTCACGAGCAGAGCGTTCTTGGTTTTCCAGAAGTTGAGCAGTTACAGCACGACGATGCGAGTCCTTGATGTCGCCAAGGTCACCGTGATCGAGTACTGGCTGCCACTTCTCGATAAGTTGTTCAGATAACATGATAGTCTCCTCTTATCTATCTTTAGTTATTTATAATAATTATTTCTTCATGGACCTAGAAATGGCATTTACGTATCCGGCCATCTCGGGATTCACGTTCTTTACAGACGTTTCCTCCATGAGAGGCTCATCGTCGTCCAACTCATATGATGAAGTTACATCTTCACTACTGCCAAAATAACTTTCCTTAATAACTTCAAGTTTCTTAACGAAAGTTTCTTCATCGCTAAAATCAATACCTTCCGCTAAGGTTTCAAATTTAGCCTTCTGAGTATCCGTAAGGCCATTGCTTACAGACTCAACAAGCTCGTCCCGATCGTGCTGTTGTACAACACCTCGAAGCTCAACGTTCTTTTCGATTTGCTCGTTCAACTTGGACTCCAGTTCTTCAGCCCGAGTAGCAAGCTCTTCTACGACGTCTACCTTCTCATCAGGAATCTCTACGTAGTGCTCCTCAAACAGACCCTTTAGGCCTTTCAAGAAGTCTTCTACCATCTCAGCCTTGAGACCTTGCTCTACAGCAAGACGATTCTCTTCCATCCACTGCTCGACAACATAGTCGAGGTACTGGTCAAGATTCTCGGTCATCTCTTTCTGAAGAGTTTCTACTTCTTCAGTAAGCTCAGCTTCGAAATTAGTTGAGATTTTTTCAAGCTGCTCATTTACCTTAGCAACAACAGCTGCTTCGAAAATAGTAGTAGCTTTCTCTTTGAAACCTTCGTTGATGTCTTCTGCGCCTTCAAACATAGCTGATACGTCTTCAGCAACAGAAACATCTTCTGCAGTAATCTTTGGAAGATCACGAACGCTATGAACTTCTTCAATAGCTTCGCCGTCTACGTCGACGTCTTCCATCTTCATGCCGGCCATCATTTTACCGTAAGATGCCTTGAGTTGCTTTGTAGGCATCTCATTCATCTTAGACATCATGGCATTGATCATACCAGCCTTAGTTCCTGGGACCTTAACGGCAGTAGGAGAATCTTGTGGATCGTCCTCTACCTTCTTGTCGCCCTTACGTGGCTTAGCCTTAGTTGAAGTTGGCTCAGGCACTTCTGAAGGATCGCCCATTGACGCTTTAAACTCGTCAAGTTGCTCTTCTTCTACTGTCTCAACAGATTCTTCAACCTGCTGCTCAGTCTCCTGAAGCTCCACTTCTTGAATATCTTGTTCAGACATTTTTTTACTCCTTTGAGTGGTCTAATGTTATTTATAAAAATTATAGCTTAGACAGAAAGTCTGACCAAACTTTTAGTTTGGCTTCTGTCAAATCTTTGGAAGGAGCTTCCTTGATTGCTTCTTTATAATCGTTGATGGTCGCTTCTCTGATAACTCCGTTATCCCATACCCATTCTTTACCTTCCATGATACCTTCTACGAAAGCATCTGGTGCAGATGGATCGGCAACAATGTCAGCCGCAGTTGCAAGATAGAAATCATTCTGTACTTCTGCTGCTCCATTCTTGTTTTTAAGCGATCCCATACCACGAGACGAAACACCCAAGCTAGCTCCTTCATCCATCAAGTTTTTCACAATCTGACCCATAGGAGTCTCTGTCATGATCTTGGCCTTACCGATAAAGTTATCACCGTCTCTAGTAAG